ACGGGACAAACTTAGTAAGCCCAAAACTACCATCGCAGGTAGCGTCAAAGAGACGTTTAAGGGTCTAGTTCCCGGTACGGTTGGCCTGCTAGAAACAGTAGGAACTGGTATCGCTGCGCTATTGCCTGATGAAACCGAGAAGTCCGCACGGGAGAAGATTAAGGAAATTGCTGGGTTTGTCAAAAAGCCGTTCGAAGCTTCGCCGGGGTACGAGGAGTCTGTAGGCCGTAGGTTAGGCGAAGGTTTTGGGTCAACACTTCCGTTCTTCGCTGCCGCTCCATTTGGAGCCGCTGGCCTGCTGGCTGGTGCTGGCGTTGGTGTTGCTGCTGGTGCTGGTGAAGCCCGTATAAATGCGGAATCTAAAAACGCTACCGAAGAAGAACGCCGTCTGGCTACTCAGCTCGGTGCGCCTACTGGCCTACTAGACATACTTGCGCCGCAGATTAGGGCGTTCAAATCGTTATTAACTACGGCTTTTGCTCGTGGTGGTATCGAAGGCCTTACAGAAGCTGCGCAGAAAGTATCCCAGAACTTAATCGCTAAGGGTGTATACGACCCAAGTCAGCCAATCCTAGACGGGTCTGGTGAAGAAGGTGCATACGGTGCGGGTGTCGGCGCTTTGGCCAGCTTGATTGTCGATACAACGATAGGGCGCAAAGCCCGTAAGTCGCAGCTAGGACTAGATAAAGCACCCGTAACAGATACTCCACCCGTAACAGATACTCCACCCGTAACAGATACTCCACCCCGTCGGCTTGGGTACACTGCTGAGCCGTTCGATCCTGTAGTAGCGCCGGATGGGTCGGTTATTACTACCCGTGCGGAGCTAGATGCGTACCAGAAAAGTAGAGGTGCCACTACAGCGCAGCGGGAGGAGGATATACGCACGTCTGACCCAATGGGGGGCATGTCTGACTTTAACCAGAAGCTTGCGCGGAGTGGCAAAGAATCGGCTTTAACTGACACGTTTACAAACGAGAGTACTCCCGATGCCGCGGGTAACCTATTCCCATACGAGCCGGGCCAAGTAGAAATGCCGTTTGAGCGGGGTGGTCCCCGCGCTGCCCCCACAGAGGAAGTACCCAGTACCCGCACAAGGGATACTAATACTCGTGACATGATCGACGAGCTAGAGACTGCACAGATCGACGAGCTAGAGACTGCGCCTACAGCCGAGAGAGAACGGCTAAAGTTTGAGTCCGACCTTGCTGAACTGGGTGGCCGGATCGAGAGTAAAGAAACGAAGACTACGCAGGATAAGCGCTTACAGCTGCTTTTGCCTATCATTGAGTCTGACGTACCGAATATCCCGAAGGCGTTCGTACGTGCATTGAAGACCGAAGGGTTAGCTGATGCTAATCTTACTGAACGCGAGCGCTCACTTATAAACCGCGTACTCGACTTTAAACTAGCTGAGCCGGTTACGCCAGAAGTAGAGCCGTCCGCACCTGCCGAGAACCAAGGTATGGAGGCGTTGATCCCTGAAAAAACATCGGGGGGTGTATCAGAACAACCCAGCTTCCCCGGTATGGGTAAGCCTAAAGGACCAGCACCACAGGCGTTTTCCGAAGAGGAACTTGCAAGTCAGGGAGAAAAACCTTTTAGCACGGTGCTAACTCCGGAAGTGTTGAGCAAGGCCGGGTTACCAAAACAGTCTGGTTTCTACAAACAGTTAGTAAATATGGACATGGCTGACCCAGTTCAGCAGCCCACGGTAGCGCATATCTTTAGTAAAGTACGTACAAACCCTAACCTGACTACAGCAACTAAGGATGCTATTGAAGGTATTGCAATGCAGGCGTTCGGTGGGCTTGCTAAGCAGGGGCAAATGTTTGGACCTCGCGGTGGAGCCGTACCTCCGAATACAACCAAGGAGAAGGCAAGTGACCAGAAGCCCGCACAGGAGAAGCGAAGTGGGGCCGAGCGACTCGTCGGTAGGGTCGCAGGAGCTGACAATACCCCAGCTAGAGCTAGCACTAGTGGTAATAAACCAGTCGTACAACCGGACAAGCCCACTGGACAACCCGCCGATACCAAACGGACTGAAACACCTAAGCCCACTGGATTGGGAGATAGTGGACAGCCTGTACGTGACGCTGGAAGCAGAAAAAGCGTGGAGTCCGATGCACTAAAAACAACTAGTAAGCCCGTACCTAAAGGCTATACCGGCGCATATGAAACACTAGTTGAGTCCGACGAAAAATTGGCGATAGAGTCGTTAGCCCACGACTTGTATATGGCTATGTACCCGCAAAAGAATGTAGCTAAAGAACTCAAAGTAATTACCGATGCGCTGCAACGTGATGATATGCCCGTACTTAAATTTGGTAAGTCTGGGGGTAACGACTTTCTTGCGGGTACGGGCGGTAAGTATTCAGAAGCGTTCTACAACACACTAACCCCGGCCCAAAAAATAGTGTTGCGCGAGCGAATGAAGTATTTCTTTATTACCTCAGAAGCACAAACTAAGCGGGGGCTATACGAATTCAACACGCGGCAAGCGACGGATAAAGCGTTCCAAGAAGCGGTCGAAAAGAACGACGAGTTGGTCCAAGAATCGGTACGTATATTTATGCCGCTAGACCCGCAAGTAACTGCGGCATTACGTTCGGGTGACGTTAACGCTGCGTTGACTATGTTTGCCGGTCAACTTACTGGCCGCGGTGCAAAGATTGCGCGAGTGTTGGCCAGGGCGCTGACAGGCGTAAAGGTTGAAATAGTTAGTGATCTGAAATCAGCGACGGGACGCGCACTAGCGGGTGACTACAACCCCAACACAAACACAATTCGGCTGGACTCCGCTACGGGCTTAAACGCCCATGCGCTGATCCACGAGCTAACTCACGCAGCTGTTCATAAGGTATTGGGTAACAAGAGCCATCCAGCAACTAAGCAGCTCACACAGTTGTTTGCCGACGTTAAAGGTTCTTTGGATACTGCATACGGTACGCAGTCGCTGGATGAGTTTGTTTCCGAAGCATTTAGCAATCCAGAGTTTCAGCAGAAGCTGGCGCAGGTTAACCCTAAAGGGGAGCCTATCAGTGCGCTAAACCGATTCTTCAGCGCAGTATCTAACTACCTACGTAGCTTGGTTGGTATTCCAACGAAAGGTCTTGGCTCTGCGCTAGATGCCGTTGACGTACTGGCTATGCAGATCATATCCCCTAACGGAGCTCCACTAGGTACTTTGCACGAAGCTTCTATGTTGGGCACAGTTAAGGACGTGTTTGCGGCAATGGACAAAAAGATTATGTCTTTGCCTGCGCTAGACAACACATACGTTGGTGGTATCTACGATATTTTGCGGGACACGATTCCTTCGGTGGCCAAGCGCACGGTGCTTGGCAGTTTGCCTCTCAACGCTTTGACTGACGTAGCCGCCAAAGAAATTCCAATGGCTAAGCAGCTCGACACACTTGAGAAGCAATGGGGTGGCTCGATCGACAAGCGCCGACAAAAAGTTGACGGTACGATGCAGCGTATCCAGAAGTGGGTAAAGGGAAACCCAGATAAAGAAACAATATTGAATAACGTAATCGCTAGGTCTACAGTCGAAGAAGTTGACCCGAGTAAACCCCGTGGAGAGTACAAAGGGAAGACTTCTAAGAGCGGTGCTGATAAGCAAGTTATATGGGATGCGTTGCAGAAAGACTGGAACGCATTAGGCACCGAAGGTAAAGCTATCTACACGCAGATGCGCGACTCTTACGTAGAGACCCATGAGCAGGTAATAAATCTTTTGTTTGGTCGTATCGACGATTCGGTTAAAGACCCAGACGAAGCTAAGAAGCTGAAAACCGAAATATACAAACGGCTAGCTACTAAGGGCAAGATTGACCCGTACTTCCCGCTTATGCGTGAGGGCACGCACTGGGTTACGTACCACGGCAAGGGGCCAGATGGCAACTTGGAATATTTCAAGATGGCGTTTAAAACGTCGGTTGAGCAAGGCCGTGCGATTGCCATGCTTAAAGCTGACAAAGATGTAGATGCTAAGTCGGTGCAGAAATCTTCCCCTGCAAGCAAGCGGAACTATAAAGATGCGCCGTCAACCTCGTTTGTAAATAGCATCCTCAAGGTGTTAGAGACTAACAAGGTCGATGCCGAAGTTACCGATCAGGTAATGCGAGTATTCTTGGACACGTTACCCGAGTCGTCGTTTGCACAGGCGTTCCGTTCGCGGCTAGGTACGTTAGGTTTCGACACTGATGCTTCGCATGTGTTCTACAACAAGTCTATCAATATGGCTCACCAGATGGCTAATCTTGAGTACGGCTCCAAGATGTATAAGCTACGTGACGAAATGAAAAACCACATCGATACTAAGAATCGTAGCGATGAAGCTCGTATGTTATTTGACGTACTTGACGCGCATATCGGAACAATGGTCGCGCCTGACATTGCAGAGTGGTCTAAAGTAGCTACGTCTATTGCATTCGGTTATACATTGGGTGGCAATATCTCTTCAGTACTCGTTAACATGAGTCAGATTCCGCTAATCGTCATGCCGTACCTTGGCGCTAAATACGGCTATGGGGAAACAAATAAAGCAATAGGGCAAGCGACCCGTGCGTTTATGGGTAGTGGTCTAAAACGCAAGTCCGATATGACGGGTAGTAAAGAAGAGATCGAAGTCCGGGCGGCGTTCTCGCTGGATAACTACGACTTCAACGCTAAGGGTATACCCAAAGAGATTAAAGATCTTAAAGAGCTGGCTGACCTGACTAGCGAGTATGGGATGTTAACTCGTTCTATGACGAGCGATGTGTTGGATGCAGGCAAAGAGGGTGGTGCACTCAACAAAATTAATTCTTGGATGGGTTTTATATTCCACCACGGCGAACGTATGAACCGCCAAGTTGCTTTAGTTACGGCATATAACCTTGAGCTAGGCCGCATGCGCAAAGCCAACAAAGGTAAAGAACTGACAACCGAAGATCGCACAGCTGCGGCAGAAGAATCTATCCGGGTATCTGAACTACTCAACGGAGGTGCATCGGCTAACAGTGCGCCGCTTCTTGCTAAAAGCTCGTTGGGGAAAATAGTATTTATGTACAAGCGCTACGGCGTGTCGATGTACTACATGATGTTCAAGACAACTAAAGATGCTATGTCATCTGAAGATCCAGAAATTCGTTCCGCTGCCAAGCGCCAAATAGCGGGTGTCTATGCGATGTCTGCGATGATGGCTGGCGTGCAGGGCGTACCAATGTTTGGTGTCGTAGCTGCGATGTATAACTTGTTTGGTCGGGATGAAGACGAAGACAACTTTGAAACCGCAGCTCTGAAGTATCTTGGGGAGGGTATGTTTAACGGAGCTATCAACGCGCTAACCGGTACAGCAGTATCAAACCGTATTGGCCTAACCGACCTGTTGCTCAACAGCACGGGGTATCAGAACCAAGACAACATGATTCTTAGCTTGTTGCAGTTGGCTGGGGGTCCGGTATACGGCGTGACCGATCGGATTATCCGTGGCGGTAAGCTTATTAGCGACGGTGAAGTTATGCGTGGTATGGAGCAGTTTTTACCTTCGGCATTTGGTAACGTCCTGAAAGGCTACCGGTACGGAACCGAGGGTGCAAATACACTGCGTGGGGACCCAATCGTTGGAGAAGTTGGTGTTGGTCACTCGCTAGCCCAAGCTATCGGCCTTGCCCCTGCGGAGTATTTACAGCAGATCGAAATTAACTCCTCGCTAAAGAACCGCGAGAAGGCAGTAAAAATGCGTAGTGAGCTAGCCCGTAAGTATTTCACTGCGTCACGTAACGGTGACAGCGATGCCGCAGCAGGGTATATAGACGACCTAATAAAGCTCGGTGAAAAACATCCGGGACTAGTGTCCGGCGAGTACATCCGTAACTCTATGGCTCAGCACATACGAACATCTTCCAAAATGTTTAACGGTATTACGCTCAACCCGGTTATGCGCAACGAGTTACTGCAAAGTGCTTCGGAGTTTGACGAGGAATAAAAAACCCCCGGTGATAAGCCGGGGGTAAGATCGTCGGAGAAACGAAACAGTGGACAACTGCTGAGCGTAATAGTATCACATCACTCTCCAAAAACGAATACCCCAACGACCACCGTCGATTACAACGCGCATGTCTAGGGACCAGTCGTAGTGCATAGCGACTGCGTGTATCTGTCGACCACACTCTACGGTATCAATACAAGGTACAAATACTGACGACCCCGGAATTAGTTTGCCCCATGCAATTTGAATGGGTACTCCGTCCGGGGCTAGGTCGTCAACTTTAAGTCTGTATTTGAAAGAGCGCGGCGGTTGTAGCCATAGTTTCTTCAGCATCGTCATCCATAAACCCTGTGCAGTCAACAACTAGAACATCAACGGGGGGTAGACTCATGTAGGTGCCTTTAGATAACCGCACCTTAGCACGAGTTGCTTTCGTACGGCCTGTCTTCAAGCTCTCTATAAACCCGTTGTACTCGATCTGCTGGCGAACACACCATAGCCGGAGTGGTTTAGTCATAAGGTATAGCTTCTTTACGTCGTATTCGTACCGTGCGACAAAGTTGTTCCCCCTTGGTGTAGCTTCCGGAGTTATGAGCTGGTCTATACCTACGGGCTGACGACGCGCATCGTCGGTTGATTTAATACGAAGCATACTGTTATAGTTTTCGGCCAAGTAATCAGTAAGCACTGCCTCGACATCGGTGTTCATATCGTTAACCGCGTTCTTTGCGCGAGCCATGACTTCAATAGTCCACTGCACAAGCGGTTCGATTTTCCAATCGATTAAACCTACGCGCTTAGCTAACATCAAGCCGGTAATGCTGCGCGATACAAGGGTCGACCAAAATCTATTTTCCGCAGATAGAGCGGCTCTGATATCGATCTTCTTCTGCACTGCGTTAGCTAGTAACTTGGCATCTTCCAAGTTGTTCATGATGTACTGCACATAGACGACTCCCGCGTGACCGTAGTTGTCTTTTATCTCCGAAGCAAACTGATCGGTCTCGTGCTTAGTCGCAAACTGCACGCGCTCAACCCGGTGCTGGAGTACCCGCTGAGCCTCAGCCTTGGGCAGTGCCTTGTACATAGAGATACGCTCTAGCATATCTGTGTTGCCTGTTGTGCCGAATAGCGTCTTCCACGGCTTACCCCGCGTACGTTCTGTATTAGCTTTAGCACCCATCCGGTTACGCTGTAACCCGCTTGGTAGTTGGTACGCCCAGTCAGACAAGTCTTGCGGTTTAGTGTTGGTCATCTCGTCCATGTACACCGCAAAGTTTTTGTACGCTTCGGCTCGGTTCATTTTGGAGTTAAACGTATCCCTCTCTTGCAGCATTAGTAAGTCGGGGTTACCCCAGACAGAAGCGCCAGCTAGCATACCTGTTGTCTTGCCGAGGCCTGACTCTTTGCTATACATATGAAACGCGGCAGCATTGATTGGTTGAAACTCCATGAGCTGTGCACCAAACTGTAGACCGACCATAAACTGGTGCGCCTCCATACCCGGACGGTTGTAGAACTCCATTGTTTTCTTCCACCCATCAAGCGTACCCTTGGGTTGAAAGTACGGGAATAGGCCGACTGTTGCGCTCGACGGCGCATTGACTTCTACCCGGTCTTTATAGATCAGCATATTACCCGCGGCAAAGCAAGTACCCGAGTCGTCTATCCAACCAAATTGGCGTTGGGACTCCTCAGCTTCTGATGCGTATTGCAGTTCTGTTACCCATTTCATCGTGTACTCCATTAACTCTGATACGTTTAAAACCGCTACACCCTGCATGGCAAGGCACTTGCGAAATTCATCCTTAGTACCTACGGCGGTAAGTGGCACTGTGAACTCACGTACACCGTCTTTTGGTAGGTGCAACCGCATTACAAGCGCTTCTCCGCTATCGGCATCTTTCAATCTACGGACAACATACAAGTCGTTGAAATAAACTATCTTGTCTTTTGGTTCTCCGTCTTCGTCTTTCTCGTGCTTAAAAACACCGCCACCCTTACCACGAAAATATGGCTGCGGGTACTTCGGTATAACGTACTGGATTACTACCGAATTGACTACGTTAAGTGGCTTCTGGAGAACGATGTTGTCATCTCCGGTAGCTTCCAAAACTTCTCGACCTAGCGATATTGGGGACTTAATTTTGCCCCAGTGAGAGCAGTCGGTGCATACTCCGGTGTTGTATTCGTTGAAGCGTTCGCACAGGTACGGCCCACGAATAAGTGCAGCTTTCTCTTCGGTACTTTCCGGGGTATACCCTTCGTGCTTTTCGGACAGCCGATGAATAGACTTTTCACCATCGGTGCAAAACTTCGCAATCGATAGTCCAGCCCGCCACAAGGGTTCGCTTATACCTCGTTGGTTCTTGACGATATTGCCAAGCTGAGCACAGCCTGCACCCGCGAGGGTTTTGACCATGATATTTTTAAACCGGTTGATAACACTACCGGATAAAGCCTGCATCAACGAATCTGGTTCGCTCGGTACGTACTTGCTTGGCGCATTGAATATGTCAGTCTCGGTTTCTGCGCCGAGTAGCTTAGCAAACGCATCAAGGTCCACTGCGGGACTAATAGTTCCTAGCAGCAATACCGGTGATGGTGGCGAGTTCTTGTGGTTGCGCGTACCCGGAATACGTAATACCCGCGCAGCATCCGCTGTAACTACCGGGTCGGCTTTGAGCCCGTGTTTTCTGCACGCAGACTTTAATCGCTCTGCAACTGCCGACCACTCTTCACGAGATGCGGGTACTGTTAGTGGCCAGTATGCATGAATACCGCGCCCGGAATTAACTACCGTAGGCCGGGGTAAGCTAAGTTGTTTACAGAATATTTGCAGTGCATTTATTGCACTCTTCTGGTCTTCGTAATCTTTCGTTGCCCCACAATCTAAGTCCAGAAATAACGATCTGAGCTGCTGTATATTACTAGCGCTTCTAGACCCCGCTTCAATAAATGTACCTAAAGCAAAGTACGCATCGAAGCCTTCCGTATCGAGATTATGTGCCGCTTGCAAAACAGCATCGAGGTTATCGTAAAACTTTTGTACAAGGCGCTTGTCGGAGATCCGATGTGCCCATATGCAATAGCTACCTTCATCCCCCAGCACCGTCTCCAAAAATATTTTTGTGTCCATATCCGCCGATCATTGGTGTGAGAGGGAAAACTGAAAAAGAGGGGTGAGGAGCTACCCCACCCCCGTAAACTAAATCAGTCGTCCCAGTTTCCAACAATGTCAGCCAAGTCAGATTTCTCGGTAGGCTCTACGACGGCGGATTTTTTAACAACTTTCTTAGGCTCGTCTACTTGCTCTTCTTGCACTACTTCCGCTTTCTTAACGGTAGGTTTTGTAGCTGGTGCAGGCACAGGTGGGGCAGGAAGCGACACTTCCGTAGTCGTATCCATCTGGCTCACAGTCATAGTGATAGCCTTGGTAGTATCCGGATGGTCGCGCAGTGGCAACACCGTACGCAGCTCAGACTCGTTCAACGGACGAAGCGGTTTAAATACCAACTTCATCTGACCCGCGGAGTCAAACTTGACTTCGGTAACTACGCTAATAACGTGCGTGTTATGCGCTTTAAGATACCTTCCGTAAGCTTGCAGTGGCATCTTCTGACCTTCAGCGTCACCGAATACCGAAGTGGCGGGCAGACTAAGCTGGTACACGTTTTCGTCAACACCATCATCGCTAGCCAATGCCACAGCAATTCGTTGGGAGAATCGGCATGCCCGACCATCACCCTGTGCAGCGGAACCTTTAATATTTTGCTTGCAGTCTTTGCAGAAAATAGATTGGCGGGTATCAGCGGGTACTTCCGCAGCGGGGGCTTGCGTGTCTGTAGACCAGCACGTAGGCTTCATCTTCTGGCCCTTTACATACGTGCCGGAATAGAACGTGCGACCAACAGCAGCTGCATTGATGATGACAACCTGCATAGTACGTTCGTCAGATACGCGGACTTCTTTGCCGCCGATGAATTCCCGGAATACGTTACCCTCGATACTGATACGGCGGCTACCACCACCACCACCAGAAATCTTGCTTGTTAGGTCGTCTTGCAGTCCTTGCAGTAGTGCGGATGCAGCGGCGGATTGGTTACCGAAAAGGCTCATTTCGTTTGACATAGTGTTTCTCCTTAGATGTCTTGGTCGGGGTCAGGGTTAAAGTCAATTTCCAGTTGTACTGGTTCGTTATGGGTATCAGCAACTACAACTTCTTTCGGTGCATTTGACAATGCGGCTACTACCTTGGAAACTTTGAATCGGTAGGTGCTACCCACCTTTACGTATGTTTCTTTTGGAATAAGTCCTTGCCGCACCCATGCACGGGCTGTGGAAATGGAAACTGTAAAGTGCTTGGCTAAATCTTCAATCGGTACAAATGGCTCTTCCATGTTATTTTCTCCTTACGGTAATGGTGTACTCGCTATCCACGTTTAGCCCCGGTGGTAGCAATTCGGGGTTGTCTTCTAAAAACTGCTTGGTGTTACCCTGATGCAAGCGTTTCTCATAGAGATCTGGCACGCCGTGCTCCATCACAAACTTGCCCATAGCCTCCCAGTTATTTGTCCAGTAGCGGGTAGTTACGCCCCTGTAGAACAAACCCTCGGTAGTACGTACGCTCTCAACGTTTTGCTCCTTGCAGTATTTCAAAAGTGCTGACTTTACCGTGGCCATGTTTGCTCTGAGAGCTTTCTCGTCGGCATCGTGCGCGGTATTCATCTCTGTCAGTTTGGCGTTCATCTTTAAGTAGACTTTTACTAGCCGCTCAACTGGCACAGTGGGGGGCGGTAGGTCCGTACCTTCTGTCATTTCGTTTCTCCGTTTGTTGCTGAAGTATATAGTATAGCGTTGTTTTGTATGCTAGTCAAGCATTTCTTTGTAAAAATCAACTAACTTTGAGTGTACGTCTATTCTTTTATCTAAAAGGCTATAAACATGACGTTCCATAGCAGACCCAACAAGCTGTACTACTGTCGATGGGTGGTGTTGGCCGCTGCGGTGCATCCGGGCGTTAGCCTGTGCGTATATCTCTAGCGAAGACGTTGGTCCCCACCATACCGTTGTGTTAGCTGCGGTCAGCGTAACCCCGTGGGCAGCGGCTTGCGGCTGGATGACTAGTACTTGGGGGTTCGGGGTCTCTTGGAACGCTTTGAATATTTCAGTGCGCCTACCTACGGGCACGTCCCCGTTTATAACTGCGTTAGTGTACCCATCGGAGGTTAGCTTTTCTGACAGGATATTGATGATGTGTTTGAACGGTACAAATATCAATACCTTCTGGCTTGACTCGTCGATCACTTCCGTCAGCACCGAGTACCGTTTGCTAATATCAAACTCCAATGTCTCGCCTGTATCAGAGTACACCGCACCGCAAGATATTTGCAGGAGCTTACTCATGTTGACCGCTGCGTTAACCGAAGTAATTTCCTCGCCCGCGGCTTGCACTACCATACGTTTTTTGAGTAGGTCGTAGTACTTCTGCTGCTGCTTGGTCAACTCTACTGCGCGTTTGACGTACGTCATTTCCGGCAGATCTAAGCACTCGTCTTTAGTAAACCGAATGGCGGGTTGCAGAGCGTTAAATACTGTTTGGGTTGCGTTTTCTTTGGCTACCCAGCGAAAGTTAGTTAGCTTTACCATCACCATGTCACGGTACGAAGTGAAGAACTTAGGTACGCAGGAGGGGTTGACTAGCTTGGCCAGACCGTATGCATCAAGAGGGGACTGTGCCGCAGGAGTACCGGTCATCATCCACAACCACGTCTCCGGCTTGACTAGGGAGTTAAGTACTTTCCATCGCTTAGTCTGGACGTTTTTATAGGAGTTTGCTTCGTCTATAACAATTAGATCGAACCCACCCCGTGCAATGTCCTCGGCTACGATTTCTACACCGTCATAGTTGATGATGACAAACTCGGCAGTGCCGTTGATGATGGCGCGGCGCTTGTCTTTAGCTCCGTATGCAATGTCTACGTTACGGTGCATAGCGAACTTGAATAGGTCAGCTCTCCATGCGGAGTCCATAATAGATAGAGGGCATATAACTAACACCCGGCGTACTCGCTTGGTCCTAATCAAGTAGTCTGCTGCCCAAATAACAGAGCCGGTTTTTCCTGTGCCCTGCTCGTTGAAGCAGAACGCACGGCGGTTCATAGTGAGGAACGCCGAAGTAGCCCGCTGGTGGTCGAAAGGTTTGTGTTGTCCCGGCCAATCGTACTGTCCAAGAATGGGGGAGGGTACGTTTTTTATACGCATGTTGCGCAGTACCTGCGCCTCGTCTAGCCCCCAATGCACTACTACTCTATTGCCGGAAAGTTCTTTACTTTTGGGTATCACCGCAGTAATCTGCTGCGGGTTGCGTACTGTAAGCAGCAACGCTTTGTTGTCAATAATTTCCATGTCTTTGTATTTCTCCGCAAACGGCTTAACGGAGCAAACGGGCCTGCCATTTGCTCTCATCGCTGTTGATTTTTTATCGTGCCGCTATGCGCGGTATCCGTCAAGCGGGTTTCTTACTACCCGGTTTTTGTGCGCTATGCCCATTACGGGCACGATTTTTGGTGGGGGTGACTATACGTACGCCGTCTTTGTTACTGCCGCCCTTGGATAGCATCTTGATGTGGTCGATGTCTTTACCCTCGCGCTTGTCGGCTTTGCCGTTACCGTTCTTATCTTCCCCGGTTTTATCCATAGCCCGCCGTGCCCGCTGGCGCTCCATGCGGTTGTCCAGTTCGCCTCGGGCGACTTGCTTTTGGTACTCCTCTTTATAGGGGCGTGGTGACTTCGTATACGGCATATTAGCTCCTTCCGTTATGGGCACATGATAGAACAACGCAATGCTTTTTACAAAGGCCTGAAGTTTTCGGGTTCCACACACCTGTCTCGTAAGCGCGTTTCATGCGCCCGTAGTCACCTAGCCATTTAGCCCACAGCTTTTGCTCGTCAGAACGATCATAGTTAGCCTTCGGAAATTCGTTGGCAACAACAAATAGTAGCCCTGCCTTGACACGTTTAACCTCCGGGAAGTGCTTGAATATTGCTAAGGCCATGAGCTCAAGCTGCCCGGTATCTGCGTACTTCGCGGACTTGCCCGTCTTATAGTCCAGCACCCGTGCTGTACCGTCGTCTTCGAGAATAATTAAGTCAGCGATACCGCGCCACCACACGTTGGAATCTTTGAACCCGCACGGCTCAAGGTTAGCGGTTAAGCCCATCTCATACTCGCACAGTTTTTGCCCCGGCCTATTCTTCAAATTATCCAGTGTGCTCTTGGCAAACTTAAACTCCGGGGGTATCGGTTTGTCGTCGCGGATGTATAACTCAGCGGCTTCGTGGAACTGCGTACCGTACGTGAGGTGTGCAGCGCCTTGGTCTTCTTTAACGTCCTTGACTACCTTTAAGTGGTAAAACTTTTTAGGGCACTGGTCAAACGTTTTAATCGATGAGAACGACCATGCAGGAATTTTTACTGGTGTATTCATTAGCAGTCTCCATAAGATTTACCCATACCGGATTCACAGTTTAGTGGTAGCCCCGTGGCCCACTCTGGCACCCAGCGCATACACAACTCAACATACTTCTGAGCATCCTCAGCCTCGGCATCGGGCACGCATACGGCTATGGCATCGTGCACTGTAAGTACAACCTTGTACCGCCTACTAATCTTTAGCATCTGCTCTGCAATGATGCACCGTGCAATCGCTTGGCATACGTTCTCTACTACCTTACCGCCGTATATACGAGTGCGTCCTTTGCGAGTCTTGTAGTGGTATTCCTCACCCTTATCGGTCTTATCGAAACTAAGGTCGTCGTAGCGCATAAGCAGGCCACTAGGTAATTTGATAGCACGCTCTTCCGGTACTAAAGACAGCACGCCGGGTTTACCCAATTCGGCGTAGTCACCGCGTGACAGGCACACTATTGCGTTTTGTGCATGCCTCCACAACGTAGTCACTTTGCTATTAGTCCGCCTATACACCTCGATGATCCTCCGAGCTTCTTCTAACTCGACCTCAACACCAGACGTTTTTAGTTGGTCTTGAAACTTTACTGCACCCATGCCGTATCCGCATCCGAGGATCGTTGTTTTACCAACAAATCTAAGTTCTTTGGTAATCTCATCGCTATGCTTGTTGTAGATAACCGAGGCCATTTTTTTGTATACGTCTTCGTTGTTAGTGAACGCATCTAGTAAATCAAACTGACCTGCAAGCCAAGCTAGTACACGTGCTTCTATCTGCGCAGAATCTGCATCGATAATTGTGTATCCTTTGGGCGCAACGATAGCTTTTTTAAGCTGGTTACCGTTAGCACCCCGGCTAGGTAAGTTTTGAAGATTAATTTTATCGTCGCCTCCGAAGCGGCCAGTGTGTGCAGCGTAATACCGAATCGGTACGGGTAAGTCCCCACGTTGTGCAATCTCTATGAACCGTTGCGTACGAGTTTCTTCTAGCGTTGACTTAGTACCCAACCGCGCAGCTACGATAGTTTGTACGCGAGCATCCGGATGTGATGCCAGTTCTTTAAGCCCTTCGTCGGTCTTTGCGAATGCGTACGCTTTTTTACCGGTAGTCGTACTTACTTTTGTAGGGGGCTCAACATCGAACGACCTAAGTAATGCTGCGAACTTATCGTTGGACATTAGTTCGGACTTGTCTACTCCGGATGTCACAAGCAAAGTTTCTTTTACGGACTTTACATTTCTGAGGTGCGACTCTAGTAGGTCGGTATCAAGCTGCAAGATCGGCTCGATAAACATTCGTAATGTAACGTCGATAATTTTTAGTTCCTGCCGTGGGAAGTTACGCGCCATCTTCTGAAATAACTTGTATGTTAGTTCTACGTCGTTGATGCAGTAGTCCCCGTAACGTTCCAGATCAGGGTCGCTAAAGTTTACTCGTCGTTTATTTTTAGCGTTGACGACTTCGGTTCCTTTTTGTCCGAGGGAGTACCGCTCAACCAAAGCTTTAAGCGAACCGCCAACTTCCACACCGTGTACGGCACGCCCCATGCACAAAGTGTCAAGCCAACCCCTAGGACTAATACCGAAGCGCCAACCAAGAATAGACCCGTCAAAAATGGTGTTGTGCGCCAAGACCATAGAGTCTGCCCACCTAAAAGATTTTTGTAGCCATTGTTTAATTTCTTCATGTGTTCCACTTGCCCACTCCGTTTCTGAGTTGTTAACTTTTACAGCTACCCCAATCACTTCAAATTGGGCGCTGCGTACATATTCTTCGGTCGTAATTTTTGACAGGCTGTAGTCGTCGCCGTAGAAAGTTTCAAAGTCAATTGTGATTAAGTCCATATCAGGTGCTCTTCGACCATTGCAGTAGTTCTCTTAGGCTGTGCATGTTGTCCTCGTTAATAACAAACGCTAAACCCTTTGCTGTACGTATCGCGTTAATCTCCCGCTCTTGTAGTGGCGTAGGTTTATTGGTCCCCGCCTTGCACTCGATAGCCAAGAACATACCGTTGTAGCAGGCAACGATATCCGGAATCCCCGAACGACCCAGCCCCATGCCGGGGGGTGAGAAGTGGTATATACCTAACTCATCAAGCGTCTTCTTAACGCACAGCTTTACTTTTTTCTCGGGTGTTTGTGCCATTACACAACCTTGCCTGTCTCAAGTCTGTCAGACACGAGCTTGGCGTAGCCTGCAATGTCGGCCCATGAGTCGTAGTAGTCCGGGTCGCCGTTGACGATGCGGCCTATCTTATGAGCGATCATCTCCAGCGCTTCCCACTGGTCATCTTGCAGTGTCTTGTTGCGCTTGGCCAGGTGATTAGCCATGCTACGCTTTAGCTCTTGCGTAACTTCTGCGTGACCTACGAATGTACCGTAGCGGCTACCGCGATCGGCCAAGATGGCGTCTGTGTTGGTTGCGTTTTTCATGCCTCGCTCTCCTTTTTAGTCCGTGCTTTGCTGTAAATGCTAAAATTTTTAGGCTTGAGTTCGATCATCTCGGCGGTCTTTTTGCCTATGCCGATCGTGCCGTACTTGGGCTTGGTTTCCCTGAGTCGCTCAACAGCCTTTGTCGAGGCTACGCTTCGCTTGTGTGACGTGGTGCCCGCATCTAGCGTGCTCGGCTTGTCGCCCCGGCGATCGGCCTCCTCTACGACAAAACGTTGCCACTCAAATGCGTTAGCGGGCGCGCGTAAATCTCTCATGACAAACCTTTGTGAATTGTGGTCGAAGCGGATCAGGTCAAACATTGTCAGTCCTTTTTCTGGGTACGGGGCACCAATGTGTGTAAAAAGAGATGTCACCCGTCAGGTTGCCGTACATTGCAATGCCCCCCTTTGTCAGCAGTTGCAGCTTGACGTTGCGCGGCGTGTCGTCGTCGATGGGTATCCAGTACGTGATAGTAGATACAGCCACGGTGCCGGTTGAGTTGATGGTGTGAGTCGGCTTGCGGGGACGTCCGCGCCCTCGTTTTTGTTCATCTGCTCGTATCACTTCACCGTCCTTTGTCGTAAAACGGTGCAAGTTTGCGCACTCATATCGCCGGTAGGTGCTGCCAGTTC